GGTAGATTTATTTCTCATTTAGACACCGTACTTTATATAGTCTAAGCTAATCCATAGGTATACGCTGGTGAGGCGTAAACTATGGCGTAGTAGATGTAGAAAGTTTGAATCGCAGCTGTATCGTTATACAAAAACCTAGCAGTCGTGGTTTGGGACAACGCTTCATCATAGTTGGCATATACATAAAGAAGTACATTGCCAAAATACGTGCCTGAGACAGTGCCGTAGAATTTATTACCGGCAACTGTAGTGACAGCGTTACTATAAGAAGAATTACCAAAAGACCACGTAGGCATAGCAGCAGTCTCAGAATCGAAAACAAATTCGACTACTGTTCCTTCAGTCCATATGCCAGAAGCAGGTATTGAATTAATATAAAGCGTAACTGGATTGTTGACTACGTGAGTGACATAATCAGCACAAGAAACCAAAGATGGAGGTTTTAAGTTGGCATAAAGTTTATTAGCCATAGCATTAAATCTCTTGTCTTTGAAAGTAATGTCCCAATCAGCCACAACATAACCTAAAGTTGTAGCGCTTTCATTGGTAGTATATACGCAGAAGTCTCCAAAACAAGTCTCGATAGGAGACAAGTCGATAAGAGGATTAAGCTTCTTATAACCTACACTGGAAGGTCGCCAAACAATAGAGTTTTGCTGCCAACATGGTCCCATGGCCGCTATCGGCTCACTCATTATCTTCGTAAGTAATGCACTATCATTAGGATTCAATAAACTAGATAAAGGATTATCTACAACGTACATTAGCACTTCTCCGACAGTAGTCGAGGCGCAAGCAGGCACGTAGTAGAACGTAATCTGGTTTATCTTATATGAATCATAATCGGTAAAATACATAGACAAAGAAGAAGAACTAAGGTAAACCGGATTCATAGGCAACCATAAAGACATATCCACATTGACTAGATTAGTCGAAATAACGGACGTCAATAAGTCTCTTGCCAAAACCGTCACAGAATTATCAGATGCTGATTTCACGACGTTCGGACTAGATCTTAAGGTAGTACCGATGCTAACAGGGGCTTGTGAGGCTTTAGCAGAAGGAGCTAATCCAACATGAACTTTGTTGGATTTCTTCTTTTTAGGCTTCGCCACCTGTTTCTTATTAAGAGCAGCATTCATACGAATGGTCTTCATAAGTTCTTTAATCTCTTTAGCTGTCTTACTCTTTTTAGTCATCTCGCTTTCTTTTTCCCCAAGATTTTCTTCAAAAACACGTTTAAAGATCGGGTCAACATGTTCTTCACAAGTACCACATATCTCCAAAGACGCAACAGGATCTGCTATTTGATAAAAATCTTCTGAATGAGAATCGATATAAAGTTGTATTCTAGAATCAATAAACTCTTCTGTAACAAGGGAAAACTCACTTGCATGGAATAAAGATTCCCCAAAACCGCCGTTCTTACGATCTTTAGCCCTATTATATAAGGCTATAGACGAAGCAGTGCGTCTGGAAAAATCTAACAAGGAGCCTCCACTATCATTACGAAAAGCATGAGAGGATTCTAAATCTAACAAAGAAAGTGCTTGTGCATCAGCATCAGTGCCGCCACTAAATATAGCGTAAGCTGCATCATGATACATAGCAATTCTATCTTCAATATCAACAGGATTAACTTTAGATACAACAGAAGTCTGCGCTTTACCCGCACTCCATCCTGGCCCACTGTAGAAGCCATGCGATTTGACCGTTCCGACAGGCAAAAACCTATCAACAAGGCTAAAAGCATTAGCATCAACAGGGACATAATCAGGATCTCGCAAAGTATCACGTAATCTGTCAACCTTATTAGCAAATAACTGAGCACGGGACACATTATCGCGCTCATGGGCTCTAGCATCTGCTCCTATTTTAAAATCCGTCTGATATAATTCACCACTCATTTCACCACCCACCACACTTCCTAAACTATAAAGGTACAAACACATACATATATGGGCTAAACTACACACTAACTGCACTATCCTAATCAGACTCAAAGTCCGATCAGAATAGCGCAAGTTCGTCCTCAGCACTGGGGAGCCGAAGACGCTCGTCGCCAAGGCGAGCTTGGATACAAGCTTGTCTGGCGACATAAAGTGAGAGGTCATAATTTCTATTAAGGTACATATCAGCGAAATACTGAAATTTCTTTTCGTCAAAACAATACTCTCTCATATAAGAGAGTAACGCATCAGGAACTGATTTAGGGTCCATGACATTTAAATTCATAATATGTTTAGTGAACCTAACTGGAATCATACCATAATCGCCTTCGTATTTAACTATATGATTACTGCAAAATTCTACGCCTTCCCATGAGTCATGGACTTGCCAATCGCCAATAGGAGTAATAGCGTGAACTAATTCGCGGTAACGTTCTACGTCAAAGCCGATAGGAAATTTATTGAGGCTGTCATCTCCGAAGAACACACATTTGTATTCATCCGACATGATCTCACACTCATTTGCCCCCATCTGATACATAGCATCTATGTGGGTAATGAGTTGGTTAAAAGAGTTAAGTATGAAAGTCACGAAAACTCCTGATTTCATATATCCGTATCTAGTCTGAACGTAAGTTTCACCATTAGACAAGACAACAGAACATCCCTCAAAAGCAGAGTCTAAGGATATGTTTGCATCTTGCATCCATTGCAAAGCTACGTCAGCCGTAGGACACGCTAACTC